GTGGTGACGAAAGGATTGCTGACCATGCCGTAACGAGTCTTGAAACCAATTTTTGGTTGGAAGTTGTTAGGATCGATCGAGCGAACCATCTGGAGGGGAACGTATGGGCAGTAGAATAGTCCTGCGTCATAAGGTGAAGTTCCCTTATAACCTACGACATAGTAGTGCTTGTCGCTAAGGTTAGCAGAGTAAGGATCAACATAGACCTTGATGCGACCATTGATGGTGCCAACGCTAAGGTTGCCAGTATCATCAACTTCACCGATGGAAGGACCACCAGCACCGCTGAGTCCGCTGCTGTAGTCAAGTACGCCTGCCATTGCCAAAGCACTTGCAACGTCTGCAGAACAGATGAGGAAGTTGCCTTTGCCACGACGAGTTTCTTGTGCAATTGCGTTACAATCGCGCTCGATTTGGAAAAGAAGTCCTTTGAATTTCTCAACGGACCAACGACCATTGCTGTCAACGTCGAGGTCAAAGATACCAGCGTTAGCAACGTTGTTTGCAGCACCAGGCTTAGCAACGCTGTATACGCGACGGACGACTTCGCGGTTGATTTCTGCAAGGACTTCGCTAGACAAGATGTTAGCAAGTTCCTGCTCAGCATCAAGACCATGAATTGCCTTAAGGTCTTGTGCCAGTTCCAAGGTGTATTCTGCTTTCAAAGCTCTGGACTTAGCAGTCACAGAAGTCTTCTCAATGCTGAATGACATCTCGCGGAAGAGTTTGCCAGCATCGCCAGCTTGCTCTAGGTTCTCGCGAGAGAATCCTTGAGGAGTCTCGTAGGTTCCAGGTGAGGAATCGTTAAGCAGTGCAGGGTTGTTACCTTCTGCATCGCCACCAACGCCAGCGCCAGTTCTAGGGGTGTATGCACCAGTAGTTGCATCGAGACCAGCAGTGAATCCTGCATCAGGCTCGTTGAACAATGCTTCTTCGCCGCCTTGGTTCTCGTAGCGTGAACGCATTGCGAAGATGAGTCCAGTAGGACCGCTCATGGGTTGAACGCCACAAACGTCATATGCCATCAAGTTAGGCATTGCGCGGCGAACAAGACTGATCAGTACAGGGTCGAAACCTGCAAGACCACCTGTGTTAGCAGATCCGAGAGCGGATCCAGCAGGAGATACTGTACCAGCGCCGAGGCTGTTGACTGCAACTTCTTGTAGCATTCCACGCTCTTCGCGTAGGAAGCGTTCTTGGTTTTCCAGGAGGACCGAGGTCACTGCTTTCTTGTAACGATCAGCAATAGGATTTGCCATTTCGTTGTTGAGAACAGGTGACCACTTTTCCTGGAGATGTTCTGCGTTAAACATTTTGTCTCCGAATTTTTTATTGAGAATTGTGGATAGAATTATTTAGTGTATCACTGATTCCAGCGATTCATAGCATTAATGTATTGCGCCATTGCAGGCGTAACACCATCGGTGCTACCTTCTACTGGGGTTTCATCAGCAACATCTGCTTTGAGAACCGACTCCTTAGTGAAGTAGGACTCCTTGATGGTGGTAAGTTTCTTAGAAAATTCTTCTTCAGTTGTAAACTCTACTCCATCAGCAAGTGATGCTAATTTTTCTTTTTGAGTATCAGCAAGTCCTTCGGAAACTACGTTTACGACTACTTGCTTATTGGACTCATTAAGACGATTTTGAAGTTCAATATTGCGCTTAACCTGTTCGTCAAGACGCTCCTCCATCTTACAAAGGTCTTCAGTTACTCCCTCAAGAACGTCTACTTTCTCGTCAGGGATACTGATGTAATGCTCTTCAAAAAGATTCTTCAGACCTACAATGAAGTCCTCAGTAATCTCATTTCTGATGCCACGATCAACAGAGACTTGATTTTCTTCAAGCCACTTGGTGACCGCATAGTTCATGGTGCCATTAACATCTTCAGCGAGTTCTTTCTTAGAAAGTTCTACTGCTTCATTAACTTGTGCTGCAAAACCTTCTTCCAGTTTTGCCCACTCCTCGTTAAGACGAGAAGTTACAGCGGCTTCAAAAATTGTTTTTGCTTTAGAAGCAAACTCTTCAGAAAGTTCAGAACCTTCTGTAAGAGCAGCAACGTCTGCGCTCATGTCTACCGACTCAAACTTGGGTTTGATAGGATAAGTTACGCTTCCACCCATCTTAGTTCCATAAGCAATTTCTGCGCCAAAAGAAGGAGCAGTGCCATTAGGAAGATCGGTGTTGCTAGCGCCACGATTAGGTTCGCCAGAAACGCCACCAGAAATAGGAGCAGCTGCTTTAGCACCTGGATTCTCATCTCCATCCTCATCATGTTCGTGAGGAGTGGTGGTTACACTGTTGACTTCTTGTGGTGCTGCCTGACCAATAGCAACTCCTGGTTGAATAGGAGCAGCGTGTCCAGTAGCACCTTCGCCAGCAGATGCTTTCGCATTTACTGCAGTGTTTGATTGTCCTGTCGCAGCAGCATCGCCAGGGAGCACAGAAGCAGTCACTGTAGGCATTGGATCTTGACCCGCCTCAGCGAGAACATTTGCGTGCTCACTAGCAAACTCCTCAAATTTTTCGTTTAACATATCTGACATTAGAGTTTCCCTGTGTACGTTATTTTAATCTATGTTTATTTATTGATTTATTAATTTAGAGTGCGGAAATGAAACGCTCAAATGCTTTGAGTGTAGCTTCCTCTAATTCCAATCGATTAGAAGAGTCCAAAGAAGTTTTAATTTCTTGGATATGCTTTTCTTTGAGGAGACCGTTATCCCAAACCCATTCTTTTCCTTCCATAATGCCATTAACAAATGCATCAGGCGCGGAAGGATCTGCTACGATATCTGCAGCAGTTGCAAGCATGAAGTCATCCATCACATAAGAAGCACTTTCTTGACGATCGATGCTTCCCATGCCTCTAGAAGAAACTCCTAGTTTAACTCCTTCACCAAGAAGAGATTTTGCAATGTTACCCATTGGGGTATCAAGTATCTGTGCTTTACCAATGAAGTTTTTTCCTTCTGCTCTAAGTGATGTGATTCTGTGAGAAACACGATCAAGATTTACAGTAGGACCATCAGGGTGACCTAGTTCTCCTAGAGCACGTCCCTTAGTAACATACTCTTCATTGTAACGACCTACTTCTTTTTCCAATACGGAATAAGGGTAGATCCTGCCGTTGCGATTCTTGATTTCAGACTGCAAGAAAACACCTTCGATATACAGGTGCTTTTTGCCATCCTTCTCTTCGGAAAGAATCTGGATATCTTCGATGTTTTCTGTGATTAATCTCATTCTTCTTCTGGTGATGGTTCGTCAAAGAAAGTATTTGCCACTACTTTTTTGTAGTCGTCCATATTTTGAGATGCTTTAGCATACAAAATGTCGGAGATTTTATCAAGAGCATCTGCTCTTTTTTTATCTCCGATCATATTAACAATGTCCAATACTTCGGACTCTAATGGTGGTTGATCACTCATAATTAATTATTAAGTACAAACTATTTATTAGAATTATTATTTTGTTTTGGGGGCGCGGACTTTAACTTCTTAATTTCTCTCTCAGCAGCAGCATCTGCTTCCGCAGATTGTAGTTCAGGTTGGAATGCTTTATTCTGCTGTTCCATGTCAGTAAGCATATTAATTTGGACAGGATCAATAGCAAGACCACTCTCGATATCAACCTTCATCTGCTTATCAATCTCCTTATATTCCGTCTCAGTTTGCTTGAGAATATGACGACGGATGTATTCGGTAGAGAAATATTTACCAACAAAAGGATCCATTTGTGTTACAAGAGTGATGCGTTGCATCTGCATCTCTTGTTCCTTAAGTTCATTAAAATGATTGTCAAACAGGAAGTCATATTGGATATGCTCTTCCATGTCATCCCAATCTTCAGGGGTAATTACACCCTTCAGAATCAATTGTGTCTTGAGAATGTCGTGGAACAAACGAGAAAAACGTTTGCGTAAGCGACCAATGAACTTAGTAAACTTTAGTTCGTCACGCAAGATTTCAGTAGATTTACCAAGATTAAAAGCTTTATTGTCGTCAGTGAGACGAGAAGGAGGCAGATTAAGAGAGTTGTATAATTTCTTCTTAAAATACTCCACATCCTTGAGTTCGCCAAGATTTTGTCCTCCGGGAAGAGTAGTTATTTCAGTACCACGTCCACCCTCTCTACGAGGTAACCAGAAATCTTCAAGCATACTCATGTGTTTTTTATCATCACGAATCTCACCAGTTTGTGCATCATACACAAGCTTGTTACGATAACGTGCCATGACATCTCGAAGATATTGTTCTGCCTTTACCTTTGGCAAGTTACCAACATCGATGTAGAAAATTCTACGTTCAGGAGCGCGTGACAATCTGTAAATAACCAGAGAGTCTTCGATCATTCTTAATTGATTGAGTGACTTAATTGCTTTATGCAAGAAACTCAATCCCATCTTTTTGTTGAGATCCATCAATCCAGAAGTTGATTGTGCAATAGCATCTGCAGCAATTTTAACACCTTCTGAATTCGTCCAATCCATTGCTCCAGTAACGGATGGAGTTGAACCAGCAAATCCTTTTGGATTATACAAATAAAATTCTATGTAATCGCCATAGTCATATGCAAGTGCAGATCCTTTTTCCTGCTCAACTTTATTAGGATCTGTTGCTTTTAACTTATGTCTTACTTTTCTAATTTTAAGGGTATCAATATAACGAAGTTCTAGAATTCCTTTCTTGGGAGCATCCAGATCAATTACTTTATGGTAATGACACTTACCATCTACATACCAATTTCTAATAATTTCATGTGCATTAATATTGAAATCCATCATGCGTAAGATGTGATCAAACTCATCACGCATTTTTCTTTTAACACCTGCACCAATTTCAAGATTTTGTAGATTAATTTCTACGGGTTTATCATCCCCATCATTAACAACAAACTCATTTACAATTTCATCTACTGCACTATCACATTCTGGATGAAGTGACATGTCACGATATCTACGAATGAGTTCGTACTCATTTCTTGAATTTTGTCCACCTGATGTATCAACATATGTACCAAAATATCCGCCAGCAACAGTGCTGACGGACGCTTCATTATTAGGAGGGACGGGGGATTGCCCCGTTTGTCCCTCCTTTTTATTGATCATAAAACCAAATAGTTGACTCATCAGTTAAAAATAAATCTGTTCCTAGATCTATTTATCAACCTTCGACTAAGCGAGAATCGCCAATACCTTGCTTGACGCCAGATGCTCCATTCTGTGCTTGACCCGAAACAACATTCCAGTAAGAATACTGGAACTCAACTGTGAATTCTTCAATCTGATCATTGCTATCGTAAGCAAGATCAATCTGAGAAACATTAGTTGGGAATGCATAGTGTAGATTGTACTGACGTAAAATTTCGCCAGACTCGGAAGCATTCTTCTCAAGTTGCTTAACTTTAAGCAATCTTGCGTAACCATCTGTTTCGGATGGTGTGAATAGAGGAGCGTTGTTTGCTTCGTGACTATTGATTGTTGCCAACCATTGCTCGAAGTAAGCGCGGATCTTCATTTCCTTATCGTTAGTGAAGGTTGCAGTCCATGTATCGAAGGTACGATCACCTGCGATTTTAACTGTTCTTCCACGGAAAGGAACTTCGATTACACCCAAATTGGATGCAGGAAGAGCAGCAGACTTGCAAAGCAAATTGATCATGTCAGCATCTCCACCAGCTCCTTCTACTTCAGTAGGAAAAGCGATATCAACAATGAACATATTGGGCTTAACGCCCTGCCCAATTTCTTGGATAAAATTGCTTAATTTAGTTGCCATTTGTTTCTTTTAACCTCGATTGATGTTTGTGATGGGTTTTAATAATCAACGACCTACAACTTCGCTGAAGGAAACTCCAGTCTTAGTAGCGGTAAATGTAACTGTAATGAAGTTAATCGAACGAGTTGGTTTTACATAAATTTCAGCAACAAATTCGTTACGATCAATAACGTCAGAAGTGTTGTTTGATTCATCACAAACAACTAGGTAATCAGTAACACCTCTTCTTGCCTGAACTTCAGAAAGATATGAATTCAATGCACTAGCAAAACCAGATCTGGTAGTAGCATCATTGAGTTCAAACAGAACTCCTTCAGCAAGAACACGAGCTCTCTTCTCAAGGTTGAGGAAGAGACGGCGAACGTTGATACGATCGAATGCAGAAGGTGCTGCAAGTGCTGTCTTATCACCAAACAATACTGTGCCTTGACCTTTCAAGGAAGTAACTGGGTTAATGCGTGATTGATAAAGTTCGTCTCTGTCTGCTTTGTTGGGATTGTATGCCATCTTAACTGCGTTAAGAATACCACCACGATTCAAACCAGCTGGTGAATACCAGTCTTCTTGAACGTTAGATGTTTGAACGCATAGACCAGCAATGTCTCCGTTACATGGAATGTAACGATACTTGTCGCTGAAGCGATCATAAACATACTTGTATCCACTATCAAAGACTGCATAAGATGTAGATGCCAAACCATCAAAGAAAGCAATTGTGTTTTCTTTTTGATTAATTGATGTCAGAGCAGTGTTACCACTCGATGCAATTTGATTTGCTTTGTGTGCAGATACAAAAGCGATACAATCTTTACGACCATCAGCAATAGCAATAACTTTAGTTGCTTTTGCTTTAGTGTCAGTTTCAGATGCCATTGAACCGCCCATCAGGACGAAATCAATATCAGTTTCTTCGGTGTCTAAGAACAGATCCATCGCACCCTGGAATTCTCCAGTTGTGTAAAGGTAATCATCTGCTCCATTTTCCAGTTGATCCTCAAAAGAACCTACTCTTGCAACAGCGCCAGTTACATCGGTGGTTGCTTGATCCCATGCTTCACCAGTCATGTTTGCATCAGTTGTTGGTGAAGTACCAATAAACATGAATCTAGAGAAAGCATTAACTACACTCTTGTAGTAAATATTTGAATTTTCTTCGCTAGTAGCATCACTAATTTTAGAAAGATATGTAAATCTTTCTATAATCGTGTTAGCAGCTCCACTAACTTCTCCAGTAGTATCAATTACTGCGAAGTGAACAGCGTCATTAGAAGCACCATTGTCTAATGCGTGTTGAGTAGAACTAGGACGAGGAGCAATTGCACTTAGCTTGACTCCAGTGGATCCAATAGTTGTATTGAGATACCAGTCTTTTACCGATTCAAGTGCGATCGTAGATCCACCATCTGTAAAGGTAGATGATGTAGTAATTGCTGCGCTAGTTGTAATAACTAAAGCATCTTGAGTTCCTGAAATAACTGTTCCTGTAACACCACCACTAAATGCAATAGCATCGCCAACTGCAATAGTTGCTGTACTAGGTGCAGATGCAAGATCAACGATATAGTCAGGACCTTTGTCAACGATGACGCCTAGTAATGAGTTACCCCATGTACCAGCAGTTCTGGCAGCAAACTGCTCAGAAGTTCCTGCACCAGCCAACCAATCTTCTTCAGTAGCAATTTTGATTCCTGCTACTCCAGTGGTGGCATTTAGTACGCCTCCTTCTGTACGAACAACAGCGAGTCTTCCTCCATAGTTTAAAAATTCGGATGCTACTAACCAATCTTCAGCATTATTTTCATTTGGTTGTCCAAATACACTGATTAGTTCTTTCTGTGAATTGATGTTAACGATCTGACCTACTGGTCCCTTAGCAAAAGATGAGGCATGAGCAGCACGAATCTGCAATACACCCGTCACGACAGCATTAGTAAGGTCACGCTCTTTAACTAAAATTCCAGGCGAGACTTGACTTGCCATATTTTTCTCCTTGGTGTGTCCAATTTTAATCTAAAATTATTTATTGTTTTTGACTCTTTGAGTGGGGAAACAATGCATGAACACACTACCAGTCTGGATAGTCGTTTTTTATAGGTCGTTCTTTTTTTCTTGTTTTTAACACACGATCTATAGTACAATCTTTACATTCGTATGCATATGAAGATTCTAAAGTTTGTGATTTTTTTCTAATCAAATAAAAATCATCTAATAAACTTTTACTTTTATTGCATGTCCTACACACCCTTTCCTTGAGTAATAAATTTTGTAGTTTAAATTGATCATCTAATTTCATTAATAATTCCACATGTATCCAACATCTTCTTGTGTGTCACCATACCATACAGCTCCATCGGTAACAAATCCTTCATCACCTTCTAGACCAGTAGTGATGAAACCAAATGGAGACATATCTTGTTCAATTTGATTTTTTTGTTCCTCATAGATACGCTGACGAATATCATTGTCGGTCATTTCTTTGAAGAAATCTTGCTGCACCAACCAAGCAAAGATTACCATACACATTACCAAGTCATCATGGAATCCTTCATCTGCTTCAAAGGATTGTTTCTTCTGAATGAACGTGGTCAACTCATTAATAATATCATAATCATTAAATGTAAGTTTATCATCCTCTACAATTTGTTTAAGGTTCGCGCATCCGACTTTTTTAACGGTAACACTCATCTTGACACCAAGTTGTGTCTTGTTACCTGAGAATCCCTGACCAACAATTTGACCAGCACGTCCTCGCATAGCACACATAAGAACGTTAGGATATTCCAAATCGTAATTCAAAATAGATGCCACTCCATCACCAACATCATTAACTTCACATAATACCCACGCATTATTATATGCTCTGGCAACATCGTTAATAACATTGGGGAACAACATAGGTTTAACTTCGTTGTTTCTATATTTTCCTACTATCCTGTAGGGAACTGTTGTAATGTCGAATATAATAAAAGCAGAATAGTCTCCCCCAACACCGCGACTAACATCAACAGTAAGAAGGTATTCAGATTTGTCCTTTGGTTTCTCATATATGTCTAATCCTTTATTTTGAGAGATTGGATCTTCAAATGCTAATGCTTTTAATTTTGATGCTGAAATTAAAGTATCAACAGATCCTAAAAATTCGCATTCAAATTCTTGTGTGAACTGACGTTGGGACGTGTTCTTAATTGTTTGTTCTTTCCACTTAGCATCCCTTCCAGGAACCTGCGACCAGTGGACTTCATGATATGTGTAATCGTTTCTACCATTAACAGCATCCTGCCACATCTTATAGAAGTGGTTCATACCCTGTGGGGTAGAGATGATAATTACTTTTGTTGATTTACCAGAAGTGATAGTAGGATAAACAGAGGCAAAGAACGAGTCAGCAATGTGATTTGGGACGAAAGCGAACTCGTCGAGAAAGATGATGTTAAACGACATGCCTCGGACAGCAGATGCAGATGTAGAAGCTGCCAATATTTTACTGCCATTCTCTAACTCAATATTACCTTTGTTCCATACTACCACGCCCTGCTGAATCCACTTAGGTAGATTCTCATATGCTGTAGCTAATCTTGCTAAAAGATCTCGCGCTGTTGATGCTTTGTTTGCTAGAATACCTACGTTAACACTATCATTAAAAATAAGATAGTGTAAAAGATAAGACACAACAGTAGTAGACTTACCAGTCTGTCGTGGTAGTTTCGCAATATTAAATCTACTTTTATGAAACTTCCTAATCAACTCTTCTTGGAAGTCCCACATTTTAAATGGCACCAGACCTTCATCGAGTGAAACGATCTGGACATAAGTCTTTGTGAAATATATCGGATCGTTCTTGCACTTGATAAATTCTTTAACCTGTTGTGGGGTAAAGTCAATCTTGACGTTTGCTTTTTTTAGTAGCGGGTTGCCAAGATAAATCTGATCGGTTGCCATAAAAAACTAGTTCACCACTACTATTTATAGTTCACCAAATTGATCGCGTAAGTCTTCCATTAATTTTTTCTTTGAGTTATAAACGCCATCAATATATCCAGAACGATATTCCCATGTCTGTCCACCATCATTTCCTTTTGATGGATTGATGCATTCCTCGTTACCTAGTTTATTGCAAACAAGACCAGCAAGATCTAATTCACTTTTGTCATAGGATGCAGCTGTGCCTCTAAACACATGCTTGCCGTTAATCCAAGTAGCACCACATTTAGGACATTCTTTTCTCTCAAGTGTGAGACTCGACAGTTCCTTATCGTTGGTCATCTTTTAATTCCTTTGTTAGTTTGTTGAAGTTGGGTAAGTCCTTTATTAATTGTTGTTCTAATTTACGTCTCATCATAAACATTCTAAATCTAATCCACTGATATCTGATCACAAGATCAGAATATGAGAATAGACGCATAGTTTCTTCCACGCCAGCATACGCTACCATGAGGACAATGAGAGTGATGATTACATATATGCCAAGCATAATAATATTCCACTACAAACATTATAGTATATGTAGTGGAACAAATTGTATCAGTCAGCTACGTTTTATGTTCTTATCTTGAAATGCTTTCTTACCAGCAACTACTTTAGACCACGGAGCATACAATGGTCCATCGTAATCTTTTTTGATTGGATTCTTTTCAGTCATGATTAACAATTCCAAGCTCTCAATGATTTTGACAGGCGATCATCCCCTGTGTTATTAGATTTTTTCTGCCTCTTTCTCATGCCTTTCATTCGAGCACAGAATGATGCCCTACGGGGGTTTCCAACTTTCTTGCTTGGTGCTTTGAGGTCAGATCCTGGATTTTCCTTTTCGTAAGACTTTCGTCCTTTTTCGTTGAGTCCTCCAGACTTTTTCTTTCCTGACTTTTTGGTCCAGGCTGCTGCTTCGGTGATGTCAATACGTAGTTGTTTAAAAGACTTCATATTTATTCCGACTCTTCTTGTTTATTTATTTGTTTAAGCATTTTCTGTAGGTCTGCTGTGCTACCAACAAATAAATTGTTTGTGGTCTTGTTATTGACAGAGTTCTTTGTGGGTGCTTCGAGATCCTTCATCTTCTTCTGTAGATCTAGAAGTTTATCAGTGGCGTCTGCTACCTGCTTCATAGCGTTCACAGCGACTTCATACGCTCTAGGGTGCCCTGACTCCTGAGCAACCTCTAACGCCCCGTCTAGCGCCTCTCTGCCCTTGTCTATGAGCGAGTACAAAGACCCTCTGGTATATTCGTAATCTTTTGTCTGGTCGTCTTTATCTGCTGTTGGTGGTACTGGTTTAGATGGTTCAATTTCAGTTGTTTCAACGTCAATGTCAAATAGATCTTCCATATTATTTTCAAAGTTACTCATAACAATTCGATACCTTCGTTAAATCCAAAATCATCTGTACTTATTAATAGATCATCATCAGCAGATGTGATCTGTCCATCACCATTTTTATCTTCTAATGCTCTTGGAGTGTATGTGACTTTAGTAGTTCTTTGTGGAACTTCTGCCTTAATACCTTCATATATAATTGCTTTCTTAATAGCACTCGCCTGATCAAATGGTCCATAGAGATAGGACTTGGCAGTAAATGTAAATGTCCAAGTAATATATCTGCGCTCAAGAAAACTATCATCCCATGCATCATCATAATTAATTCCATTCAATATAATAGAAACATCTCTCTTCTCATTCATCTCTGGAATCATGTTGAGAGTAATGTTAAATGCTGGTTGGAAGTATGGCAAAATTTGTTCAATAATTTGCAATCCATCATCTTGAGATTTTGCAATAACACCAAGTTCAAATTCAATGTTGTAAGGAACAGGAACATATTGCTCCTTTACTTCAGTACCATCATCGTTAATGACAGTTCTATATTTTTGTAAAGGTGACGTTTTACGTGCGGGATCATATGTAATCCCAGTCATTTCAAAATAAAGACGTGGTAGTGTGACAGCAACTTTACGTTCTACATCTGGATTTTGTTCTAGACGTGTCAAGAACTTACTCTTAGGACCATATGCCAAAGGAACTTTTTCTTCTTCAAGAACAGTTGTTCCATCTGAAGGGTCAATTTTTTTCAGACTAATATTATTAAATAGAGTTCCAAATGCAACAATATTTTTACGAATAATTTCGTTATAAAAATGTGACCCAAACATTAGATACTACCTGTAAAATTACCAGCTTCACCGAATGGATTTCCTTCAGTCCAATCAATTATATTATCAGCAGAATCTTCAATGACTCTATTTTGATCGTATTCGCTGTTAGTGTTATTTAGAGTATCGAACGTTCCTACTACCCAAACAGATCCAGAATCATTTCCAGTTATACTTTCACCGGTTGCAAATGTTCCTGTTCTATTAATAACCTGAAGAACTCTTGTAGCATTATCCCAAGATTTAACTTCTGCTGTGACTCCGGTAGTTCCTCCAGTAATAGTCTCATTAATTGTAAAGTCTCCAGTACCACCAACACCCAGAGTGAGTGCAATAGCAGAACTGAATAGAGTCTCGATCTCATCAATCTCGGCAATTCCTGTGGAGATGTCATCACTACCATATTCATAGATCTCTGCAGTCATTGTATAGTAATAAATTTTACCTAACTGATAAAACGGATCTTCTCTTTCAACAAACTTAATTTCATAAAGATCTTTTGTCAGTGGGAAGTAAAGTAAATCTCCTTCATTAGGTCTACCATCTACAGTTAAAGTAGGATTATGCTCTGCTACTTCATTATCCCAACGTCTTTGAGATACAGAAAATTTTACTTCGTCAGTAATTCTTAAACCAAATTTGCTGATAAATTCTGATGGTGATCCAAATCCTTCAACATTTTGGAGGATCATTTCAATTTGAAACTGCTCCAAATATTTGTTATAGACAATATCGTCTAGAGTATTATCTTTTAACAAAGTTCTTGGCATATAGTAAATATCTGTTCCGAACAATTTAATTTGTTCGTCAACAAGATCTTGTAGCAACCCCTGTTCTCCAGTGGTGCCACTATAATAAGTTGGAAAGTAAGGACTAGTAGGCATCTTATCCGATTATATCCAGAGGTGGGAGTGAATAATCTGTCATCATTCTAGATTCTAATTCGCGTACTTCACGATCTCCATCTTCCCAGATCTGGCGACCATTAAGAGTGATGCCACCAGGAAGTTGGACGTTATTGTATTTGATTAGATTCTGACCCCACTGCCTTTTCATTAAAGCAGTAGCGTATCTCTTAAGAAAACTATCATTAAAAACTTGAGTAAAGTTAGTCGGATCTAGATAACGATAGCACTCAATAATTAAATATTGATCTTCTCTAATTCTAGATTTATCGATGTCTAGATATAATCTATCTTGTCTCTTATTAAATCTATATTGAATTAAAGATCCAGTATTGATAACCATATCAATGGTTTCAAAATGTTGCTTGATCATGTAATAGTTAGTCAGATCAAAGTTGCCAAAACTAAATGCTGAACCTGATGAGAAAGAAAACAGGTCCATCAAATAGTATTGATTGCTCATTCCAAAAAGATTGTTTCTTAAGAAATTTGAAGAGACTCCAAAAACTTTTTGAATTCCTAGTACTAGTTCTGGAACTTCGATATAATTATTTCTACTTTCCCATTCAGATCCATCTGGAGAAGTAGATGACGCATCACCTTCATTGAATCTTGTTACCTCAGATTCAGTAAACTTATGCTTGAGAAACATTTTTTCAATACCATCATAGTGGTATTCATGATAATATTGTAGTGCCTGATCGATGATGTCATCTTTCTGAGCATCATCCATATTGATCTGCAGGACAGGCGCACCTAATTGTCGTTCGCAGTATGAAATTAATTCTGCTTTAGTTGTTGGTGTAGCCATGCACCTAGATACAAAAATTCCCTACTTCTATTTATGAAGCAGGGAATTGGTATTATTCTTCTGTTGTTTCTGTTGTCTCTGTAGTTTCTTCTGGAGGATTTAGAAGATCCAGAGTTTCAATACCACCAACTAATTTTAGTTTATATTCTCTTGCTTTTGCAAGATTTGCTTCAAGATCAACAATTTGTTTTTCTGTATTAGCGAGTTGTTCATCAAAGTTTTTTCTCAGTTGCTCCGTGTCCATAGTTAAAAATTACGATACGATAGTATTTATATTCAAAGTTGAATCGTGTTTACCGAACGTTCCCGTTGGAAAAATATTAAAGGCAATAGAATATCTGTTTCGATCTGAATTATTTTTAGTAACTCTGTGGGATAAATTACTAGGAAATAAAACAATAGATCCTTTAACAACAGGTAGATACCATTTTTCGGAATTTAATACGTTATTATTTTTTACTGGATGATAGAAATTACTAGGAACCTGTTTAGAGAATTCAATACTAGAATCTAATGTATCAGGATAATACACGCCACTAATCCAACTATTAGGATGTGTGTGTCTAGTACCACAAGTTCCCATGGGAGTTTTTGTCGCCCATGACGATACAATTTCGTAATTTATAGTCTCATAATGAAGTATATTATTAAAGTAAAAATTTGTAAAATCTTTAATGTGGTATTCAAGCGAAGATAGTTTATCTAATATATTGAGACTATCAGAAATTTGAGATCCAATTACTTCTAAATTATCATTGTTTTCAGTTTTGTTATATTTTAATGTTCGTAAACGATCTAAAATATGCTCATGATTTACTTCAATTTTTCCCGTAGCTACGGGAGTCGAAAACAGAGGTAGTACATCAATCTCCATCTACTTTAAACAAAGTATCAATATCAGTAGTAGTTCCTTTGATTGTAATTACCGGTAGACCAGTAGACGAATCTGCTAATGAACCAACTTTATAAGAAAGACTATTTTCAGATCGATTAATTTTTTTAATCGTTTCGCATTTACTAAGATCTTCATCTCTAGGAGCAGCCAATCTAAGATCTGCTCTTTTTTCTTTAATCCAGTCTGAAGAAATTCCTGGACCAAATGGTTCTTCAGTTTCTATATGTTCTAAAACATGAGCAAGAACATCTTTTTGTTCTGCCGATAAACCAGCAATATATGTTAAATCCATTTTTAAGTTCTCTTAAATCTAATGATACAAATTCCAGGACCGCCTGGAGCGCCGATGATGCTAGATGAAGAACCATTATATCCTCCACCTCCACCACCACCGCCAGTGTTAGTTTGACCTGCTTCTGCTTGTTCGCCTGTAGCAGCTCCATAACTAGCGGGTGATAGACTATTTCTACCACCTTTTCCACCACCACCGGCACCACCCTCAGATCTTCTACGACCAGTACCTCTGGTTCCGCCTCCACCACCGCCAGCATATCCTACTTCAGATCCTGTGATTCTATTGAAAATACCAGAACCACCAGGACCGCCTACATCTCTAGGTCTACCACCACCAATTCCAGCACCACCTGCTCCACCTCCGCCAGCACCTGCATCACCATCACCCCAATTTCCTCCAGGGTATCCTTGAACACCTCTCCTATAGAAAGCATCCCCCTCGTTACCCTGTACTGCAGTACAAGCTTGTAAAATTGTATTACTTGCCATGGCATTATTTGCTGGTGCTGCGTAGACATCTCGTATTGACTGCACTACTTCAATTGGACCAGTATTATTTCCAATTGCACTACCGCCTCTTCTGAAAATATTGGCAGATCCTCCACCAGATCCTCCATTTCCTCCGATACGATTAGGTGTAGAACCGCCATGACCACAACCTCCACCACCACCAACTGCTTCGTAATTTGTATCCCCACCAATAAATGTAGATGGGGTTCCAGCTCTTCCTTCTTGTTCTGAATTATTCCATCCACGGCCGCCTTCGCCGCCACCACCAATATTAATAGTATATGAACCAGGTGGTAGATATAAACTTCTTCTGTAAATAACTCCTCCTGCTCCACCACCACCGCCAATTACACCACCGCCACCGCCGCCTCCAGCGATGAGTAGCATTTCTATACCACCATCTTGGTTTGACTGCGAGACATTCAGCGTTCCATTACCAGTAAATTTTAGAACCCTATAACCAGAAAAATCACCAGTCAAATCAGTAGTAGTTACATTACCACTACCAGACATATCATAACTTGATTGTCCAAAACTTACCCAGTTAGATCCATCCCATACTTGAAGTTTACTTTCATCACTATTAAAAATAATGAATCCTACATCAACTCCAACGGGGCGATTAGCACTTGCATAAACAGCAAAATTACAATTTTGTGAAATATTTAAATCACCAACATTTAATTCAGACATATTTGTAGCGACTTTTTTCCTAGTTACTATTTATATTGTTACACATATCATATGCATGTTCAATATATGGACCATCTCTTCTGACATAATGAAAGAATATTTGATGATAATATGACTTGTGATTACCTTTCATTGGTTCTCTCCAGTGTGGTCTCTCACAACCTTTGTAAACAACTGCGTCACCAGGGTTAGTAATCAATGGTATATTAGTATCTTCTGGTGTTTTGAACCATATTGGCCAATTATAATCTAAATTATTTGAACAATGTAATGAGACACTAACTTCACATGCAGGTCTATCTACATGAACTTCTAAATCTTGACCTTTAAAATAAAATCTATCATAATAATATGTTGGATATAAAACTTCCCCAATAGTTTTTTCAAGTTGTGATTTTATAAAATACTGAATCTCTTTATATTTTGGGTGATTATAACGAGAGATACTTCCTTCTACTTGCTTCTCTAAAGATTCTTGGATAACTGTTCCAGGTTTTACGTAAGTATACTGACCTCTTTCCCAAGGAACTTCACTAAAAAGATATACTGGATTTACAAAATTTTTTAATACCAGAACTGACCAATCATTCCATTCCATAATTTATTTCCATTGAGGACCAGTAACCCAACCTACTAGAGATCTTCTTTCTCCACTGATAACTTTTTTTGCTCTGTGGGGTAATCTACTATCAAAAATAATAATAGTTCCTTTCTTTTTTGGGGCAAAGAAAGTTTTATTATAGTCCTCCATAAATTGAAACTCTCCTCCGGTATAATCTTCATGGGAAGATAATTGAACTACTACAGAAAGTTTTCTAATTTTTTTAATTTTTGATGTAATAAAATCTGCTTCGGGATTAGTTAAAGATGGAGCAAATTGATTTGCTACTCCATCATCTTTGTGCCAATTATAATATTGACCAGCTTCATATTTTGTATACTGGACACTACCTCCATCAAATTGCTCGATGTCATATCCAAAGTTAGTATCATTAGCAAGATTAATATAGTGCCAAATTAATCCACACACCCAATGTGTGTGAGGAACCCACTGATTTTGACTATCTCTAACAGTGTAATCTGCGCCACTTTTTGTTAAAGAATCTACAAAGTTGTCACTTAGTTCTAATGTCTTGCATAAAGGATCTATAACTTCGTCAGGTAGTTGTGAGTGATACCACAAAGTTTCATACGCCATAATTAATTACTCTCATAACCATATTTATTCGACAAAAATGTGTTCAATGTTGGAGCAATGTATGCTGTAGAAGTCCACAAATGCTGTCTTCTATTAAAAATTAAACGTGCTCTATCTGCCAGTTTCTTATAATCAACATCATTATGATAGTTCCATGACAGAAGAGTTGAATCATCTACCATAGTGTAATGCATTCCAGTTGCGATATAAGATACACCACCTCCAGTAAATTGTTCTTTAAACATTTTATCATGTGCCAAGTTATTAAAATCGGATTGCATTTGTGGAATATTATTAATACTTCCACGAATACAACTACGTTCAGTAACATTTCGCCAATATTCTGTATCTGTTCTAGAACTTAATTTGTAGTGTAAAGAAACAAAAGTTGCAAAAACGTCAAACATATCACGAGTGGCTAGATTATAAGCATCACGATCAAATTGATTTACAAAAGGTTTTGATAAAGACTTAACGAGTTTTAATAAAAACTCATGTACTGTAAATAATCCATTACTTTCTAGTGGTTCAATAAATCCTGCAGCTAGTCCAATACCGACTACATTCTTTTTCCAAGTTTGTTCATGGATGCCAATTCTCATTTCAATATCTTTAAACTCTAAATCATCTCTTCCAATGTGTTCTTGAAATTCTTTTAAAGCATTTTCTTTACTGATAAATTCATCACTATAAACATAACCAGTACCTATTCTACTCCATAAAGGAATATTCCAAACCCAACCAGAAGATAATGCTGTAGAGTTTGTATATGGTTGAAGTTGTGTTTCTTTATCGGTGTAAGGAAGTTTAGTTGCCCATGCTCTATTGTTTGGGAGTATATCATTATACGATATAAATTTTTCTTCTAATGATTTTCCTAAAAGTAGACTCTTAAATCCTGTACAATCAATATAGAGATCTGCTTCATGTTTTGTACCATCACTTAGTACTAAAGATTCTACCCCATCATCATTTACGTTAATGTGCTCTACATTAGATTGAATTAAATTTACATTTCTTGGAATACAATAATTATGTTTTAACCATTGCCCAAACTTAACAGCATCTATATGATAAGCAGCATCCTTTTTAAAATTAAAGTTATCTAAATCTCCACTCTCATTAGTATCAATTTTATTCATCTCTGCCAGAATAGTAGCAGGATTATAAGACCTAGCAAAATCTTGAACAGGAATTCCTGGATAAAATAATTTTACAATTTGCCAATCATTAAATTCTAGTTCTGTATCTTTAAAGAAAGGTTGTCCAAAAGGATAATGAAATCCTCCATCATTTTTAGAATAAAAATCTGTAAATTTAATACTAAGTTTATATGAAGCATCACAATCTTTCATGAAATCATCTTCATCAATATCTAAAAGATGCAACCAATGATTGATATGTCCTAAAGTACTTTCTCCAACTCCTACAATAGGATAATCAGGACTTTCTATAATATTAATAGTTCTATATGGAAAAAATCTACAAAGCGTAGCAGCAGTCATCCATCCTGCGCTTCCACCACCAACAATTGTAATCGTATCAATTTGCTTCGACATTTTTATAAACCTTTATATTGCATGAAATAGTAATTCGATCTTTATCAGATTTTCCTACAGGAGGAACTTCGTGTTTAATATGACCTGGAAAAATAATATAATCATCTTCTTCTACATCAACTGCCCAAGTGTCTTGCATATAACTAAAGAAAGGATTTTTGTTATCGAAAGATTCGTAAAGATCTTTTTGTAAACATCTGGTTTGGTCTGCTGCTGTATATGGATTATTAAAATATGTTGGTGGATGATTTAATTTATCAAATTGTAGGAATAAAACAGAACTAAATGAATCTTTTCCATGACCATGACTAGTCAAATAATATCCTTCAGTGGATACTGTATAATTTGTAATTTGAAAAAAATAATTTACATCAGAAATTAGGGAAAGATATGACATAAATTCCCTAATCTTAGAATCTATACATTTTGTCAGTCCAGATTGTTCATAACTTACTGGTAAAAAATTACTATTAGATTCATCATTATTAGAATGATGCCAATTACTTTTAAATGATGTATTCATAACATCATCCCAAGTATTTCTTTTAG